ACCCAGCGTCACCAGTATCCCCAGTTATCCCTGTTGCACCTACCACTCCAGTGTCTCCCTTTGGTCCAGCAACGGTTGAATCAGCACCAGTATCTCCTTGCACACCCGAGCCACCAACGACTCCCGTGTTTCCTATTATACCTGTGTCACCTTGTATTCCGGTACCACCGGTTATCCCAGTGTTCCCTACTGATCCCGTATCACCCTTATCACCTGTCGTTCCAGTAGCTCCGGTTACCCCTGTTGCACCTATTCCTGTATCACCCTGACTTCCTGTACTACCTATTGAGCCTGTAATACCAGTAGCACCTGTTACACCAGTAGCACCTGTTACACCAGTCGAACCAGTTATCCCCGTATTACCAACCCCCGTATCTCCCTGGCTTCCTGTAACTCCTACAGCCCCTGTATTACCTTGTATTCCAGTTGCTCCAGTTATGCCAGAATTTCCTTGTGTCCCAGTATCACCCTGTGAACCAGTTATACCCGTTGCACCTACAGTTCCCGTTGAACCAGTAACTCCAGTTGTTCCTTGAATACCTGTATCACCCTGTGGGCCTGCTACTGTGCTATCAGCACCAGTGTCTCCTTGAATACCAGTATCACCCTGTGTTCCAGTGTCTCCCTTAGAACCCGTAGCGCCTGTTATACCCGTACTTCCCACCCCAGTATCACCCTGTATACCAGTGTCACCATTTGAACCAGCAACTCCAGTAGCACCTATAGGACCTGTTTCTCCAATAGGCCCAGTAGCTCCAGCACCTGCCACGTCAACAATCCTTGGTTCTATAATAAGGGCATCTATAACACCATTAGAGTCATCTCCGGCATAAGCCTCAAGTGCTATTGCAAAGACCATCTCACCAGCTACTGCTTTTTTTGCTATAAATGCCGTTGTATAAGTAGAGAGATAATCTCCAATCGCAATATCCACAGTTCCATTAACTTTAAGTGCTGTTGTTTTTCCGCCAATCAATATTGGTGCATACGTGTCATTAGCTGCGGTATCTGTGGCGACACCATAAACTTTTTTATCACCACCTGTTGTTGTAGTTGTAACCTCGTCTCCAGTAGCCACATCCTTTAAGACAACAACACCACCAACAACAAGCGCACCACCAGAGGTGTTTTTCATTGTTCTAATATCCTGGCTTGTAACAGTGCTATCTCCATTGTTTGTTAAGACCTGTGCCTGGGAGTTAGTAATCACTATTGGCGTTGTACACTCATGAATTACATTACCAGAGACGGTTCCAGTCCCACCCATTCTAATACCCTCCAAACCACCATTAATAACATTCCCTGAAACAACCCCCTTTTGGGCATTAACTGTAAAGGTAATTGCTGTTGTACTATTATTGGTACTTCCTACAAAATCGTTACCAGTAACTGTTACATATTGACCATTTATAAACAACGCCTTTCCCGAGCTACCCGTATGATTAAAGTTGTTTCCACTAATAAGAACGGGTCCTATATTTGCCGAATCTGCTATACAGTAATTACCAACATTATCTTTAAAAACATTTCCAGTTACAACATAATTACTCTCACTATATATAAACACAGGAGAGTTTGCACTATTGCCATAAATATAGTTATTTATAACCGAACTATAACCAGCAGCCCTTAGGTAGATACCACCACCCGCACAGTTGGTAATATAACACCCTATTACACGATTGTTTCTTGCACTATATAAATATATACCATCATTACTTTTAGCTACACCTCCACCATCAACTCTTAGGTTTTTTACAGTACAGAAGTCATACCAATTTGAAGATGGATTTTCTATTAAATGGATTCCTGTTGATGCAGAGGTAATAAGTGTATTATAACCCATACCCTCCAGTGTAATACCTGAGGCGGTAAACAAAATTGCCCCCGTAAGGTTATAAGTACCCTCTAACAATAACACCCTACCACCAGTCGTTGCTAGTGCGGCCATTGCCGTGTTTATCTCTGATTGGTCGGCAGTACCATCACATACATAATCAGCCCCAACACTACTTAAAGAGTTAGAAGCCGCAATTATTAGTGTTGTAGAGCCACTACTAGAACCACTGGCACCAGTATCACCACCCACCCCTGTGTCCCCTTGAGTACCCGTGTCTCCGTTTGGACCGGCAACAGTACTATCGGCGCCTGTGGCTCCTGCCACACCCGTATTACCCTGGGTACCAGTGTCTCCTTTTACACCAGTTGAACCAGTAATACCTGTACTTCCTACCCCAGTGTCTCCTTTAACACCAGTTGCTCCAGTTACCCCTGTTGCTCCTGTTACCCCAACACCGGTGTCTCCTTGTACTCCGCTCGCACCTGTAATACCCGTTGCCCCAATACTTCCTGTAGTTCCAGAACCTGTGTCACCCTGAACACCAGTATCTCCTGCTACTGTTGAGTCTGCACCGGTATCTCCTTTTACTCCAGTACTACCCGTTACTCCAGTTGTTCCTTGTACTCCTGTTGCACCCACACTACCAGTATCTCCCTTAACTCCTGTGGCACCGGTAACGCCTGTGGTTCCTTGTGTCCCAGTTGAGCCAGTAACACCTGTGGCACCTACTATTCCAGTATCCCCCACAAACTGGTCTACTAAGGCTTTTTTAGTTGTTCCATAAATTGAAGCTGTTGTGTCGCTAACATCTACCACTGGTAACCAGTCAGCACTGTGATCTACTGTAGCAAGTGTTGTTAATTCTGTGATTGTTTTATTACCAGCCATTGTTAAATGTCGTTAATTTTAGTCCAAATGTTTGCTATATCAGCAATATCAGTCCATATTTCTACATCCTCACCATGACTTATTACAATGTAATCTATCCTCGCCTCTGTCATTATGTCGTCCCTACCACCCTCTGTACAAAGCCTTATAAGCCCTCCATAAGCTTTCCACTGTATTACATCGTCTGCCACCTCACTATAATTAGTGGTAACATCTGTAATCTTAGTAAAGCTTGTAGGGATGTCTGCTATTTTTGTGTAAGTAGTCATTATAACCCTCCATACTCATCTACAAGTGCGATTGTTCCACCACTATCTATGTTTCTCTCAACTATATTATTCTCCATTTCGTCCAACCCTAGGTTAAACTGAGCCATCATATTATTGCCCTCATTAGCTAGTCCCAAAGTATATTTACCCTTAGCAGAAGCATAAAGGGTTAGTAAGCTATCGTAATCAAGAGGAAGCCCTGTAACATCACTATCCCCACTCATATCGGCAGGGTTTTCTACATAAAGCATGTACAAACCATCCGTTACAGCAACAAGAGGTGTTGGTCTAAGCTCAAACATATTCCCTATTATTGTGTACTTTGGATTGCTTTGTGAAAATTGGTCTGTACTGTCTCTTATTTCTGAAACATCTATTTGATTAACCTTAACCCTATCGGTTGCACTATCATACCCTATCTCTAGTCTTGCAAACTTTCTAAAATCTGTTGGAAGTGAATACAATGATTGGTTGGCGACTGTATCAGCCTTAGCAATCCTTAAAAAGTAATTCTGTCCTAATGTAAGGAGTCTATTAAGTACTAAGTCTCTTGCTGTGTTTAGGTCTCTTTTAACCTGAGTCGTTGTAACAGTGCTATTAGCACTTATTGTCATATTGAGTAAATCCCCAACCTCTGTTTGCATTACCGAGAATGTCATATTATTACATTGTAAATTAATACATCCTCGTATACTTAATTATACCACGACTACAAAAGTTCCCCTTGAACATCTTTAGGTAAAATACTCTTATAAAGCTTGACTAAATGCCCTGCTTCTACATCAATATTCCTCTCTTTTTTAACCCATTCTTGTCCAGTTTTTACCTTTTCTTGCCAGTTTTTACCTGCCTTAATATCTTCAATCATAGCTCTCAACTTCACTTCAAACTCGCCATTATCCTTAAATGGGTAGCTATTGCCCTCTGTAACAACTCTTGAGTAAGGCAACATGTTCTTAACTACACAAGGAACACCTTGAGCAGTAAACTCTACCCACTTTATCTCACTCTTGTACTCGTTAAAAGGTTTACTTTCTAGTGGAATAATAGCACCATCAAGTCCCATGGTCTTAATTCTGTATGTATAGGCTCTAAATGGATACCAAGGATACCTTGTAACCCTATCTTCAACCTCTTTAAACTGATTTCTATAATAACTTCCTAAAATATGTAGAGTAACCTCTGGATAATCCTTTAAAACCCTTATTAAAGGCTCTTTTATCTCTTCCCAGTCCCCTAAATGGCTCACACCACCCTGCCAACCTAGTCTAATCTCACCTTTTTTCTTATCTTTTGGTAAAAAAGTCCCCTCTGGGTACAAATCATAGTTAATAGCATTGTGAACAATACCAGTTTTAACCTCTTTACTACCAAACTGTGCATAGAAGTCTACAAGGTTCTCTACAGGTCCTGTAATGAGCTGAGACGCTGCTAAAATATACAGTAGATTCATTTGTCCACTTAAATTAGTGTACCTGTTAAACCCATCGGTTAAGCCTGTTACCCATACTGGTTTAAGATTACCATTAAATAAAGCCCAAGCGTCTTCCGTTCCAAACTCTTTGTAATGCTCGCTGGTTGGTAATACCTCCATTGTGTTATCATCGTGGTCAAACACCATAGGCTTATTAGGATCTACTTCCTCCTTAATCAATTTGTAATACTGATAATCCCCTAGTCTTCCAACAACAACATCAGCACTTTTTATCATTTCAATCTGCTTGTTAGCTTCCTCGTGTCCGTCCATTAAATAGCTTTTAACATCACTTCTCAACTGAAAGGCATCGTCAAACTGCCTTATCCTATACCAACCACACCCACCATCGTCTGCTGGTAGAAATAATACTTGTAAAGGTCTTTTCCCTTTCGTCTTGGATTTATGACTCATAATATCCTCGCTTAAAATTATATTGTTTTAGGGTCTACTGTTAAACACAGCTGCCCCAACTCGTCTTCTACAAACGCCTCTTTAAACTTCTCAGGGTTAGTCAATACATCATCACCCCACATCTGCCTAGCCACATACAACATTTCATTTGGTACCTTAGCAATAAGTCTCCAATCTCTCTCGTTATTAAACCCATCAGTGTTCTGTTTAAGTCTTGCGTTGTCAGCAAACACCCCATTAAAGCCACTCTTAACGCCCTTGTTCATCTTAGCTTTACGAGCAGCTTCAATTTTCTCTCCTATTGCTGTTGCTAGTATTCTTTCCTGTTCCTTATTCTTAGGTGCCAAGTCTTGTAACATTTTCATTACTTCACTGGTACTCTTTTCTAGTTTATTACCCTCTGGGTCTATTAATTCCATATCATATTATACCATTACAACAAAAAAGGGGCCTAAGCCCCCTCTCTGTTACTTGAATAGTAATTAGCTTACTAATCCAGTCATCTTACCATTCATAGCTTCTGCTCTTGCTTCAAGAGTTAGCTCTCCGATAAGGACACCATTCTTAGCGTCTGCTGTCTCTGGTGTATCTTTCTTGCTGACAGGTCTTAACTGTGCAACTGCCCACATATCTTTCTGCAATACTGCTAATTCTGTTGCAGCTATTTGGCTATCTCCCTCTACTGAGAGTCTTCCAAATGGTGATTGATATACTAATGTTTCGTTAGTATAAGTCGTATTACCATCGTTAAATGTTCTCTTTGCTGCCATTAAAGCTGCAATAGCATTTACCTGTGTGTAAGAACCTAGTAACCAATCTGGTCTACCACCGTTCTCATAACAACTCTGAATTAAGCTGTTAAGTTCTGCTGCTGCTAATGCTCTACCAGTACCAGTTCCAGTTGAAATATTGGTCGTAATGAATGCCATTATTCCCTTTAATCTTCTACCAGTTCCTGATGCTCCTGAGTTTGCAGTTCCGTTGATAAGAGCTTTCTCAATGTCTCTACCAATAGCTTCTAGTCCTACTTTTACTCTAAATGCGTACTCGTCTTCCATTCCTGCTGGATCTACAGCCTGTTGAGTCTGTGATACCTGGAATGTCTTACTGAATATCTGAGTATAGTTAGATAGTCTGCTTGGTGCTGTCAATGCTCCGTATGAGAAACTTGCTCCCTCAACCTGTGCATTTACTGCTGCGGCATCCTGTGCGTATGTGCTCCACTCATGAATTGAGTTTCTTGCACTGACTTTTCTTAGCTTTGCGTAAGCTGGTGTAGTCATATCACCAATTTTTGTTAATACATCTGTCAAATCTTCATGATTTGTAGATGAATCGTATGTCTGATAAACAGCCATGTTAGTATCTAAAATAGTTTAAAGTCCTCGTGTCTCTTAATGGCTGCTGCGATAATTTACGCTTTTCCAATTCCTAACCTATATGTTAAGGCTGTCTTTTTAAGACTTAGGCATTGGTGCATGCTTCTTAAGAAACTGTGTAAAATCTCCAGTTTTACTTGCAGCCTCTAGCTCTGAACTTCTAGTATCGTTTACTTGGTTCATGCCTCCTTGCTGCTTCTCTGAAAATGTTGAGCTTCTCTGTTGCTTTGCTTTTGTCTCGGCTATCTGGTCAAGGTATTTGAGTTTATAAGCTGTCTCAGGGTCAGATATATACTGTCCACTCTTAGCTAACTCATCCATGTACTCTGCCATTTCTGTAGCAACAAACTTAGGCATACCATCCGAGCCATCGTGCTTACCCTCTAGTCTATTACATTCTGCAATAAACATGTTGGCAGCTTTCTGCTCTTGTGCCATTTTCTCCTGTTCCTCTTTAGTAACAAATCCAAGCTTTTGTAGAGTTTGTTTTGCAACCTCTAATTGCTCTTCTTGGTACTGTTGCTCTGGAGTCATGGTAGAAAGTCTCTCACTCTCTTCCTGTTTTGCCTTTAGCTCTGCCAGTTCCGCTTTGTACTTCTTAGCCTCCTCGTTTTTTTCCCTAAACACATCATAAGGGACATGTTTAGATATTTTCTCCTCTTGGGTTGCCAAGTCAGTACCCTGCTCTACTTTATCGGTGATTAGCGTCTTCTCTGACGATTCAACAGAAGTATCCACAGTGCTTGTTTCTACAGGTGCTGATTCTGTAACGGGAGCTTCCGTTGTATTTACAGCTATTGAGTTTGTGTCCTCCATTAAACTTGCCTACATTTTAACGACTTCTGTGTCGTACAGGCTAAAACAATTTAAATATAAAGAGCCAATATGCTCACTGTGTAATGGGCCGAGGATAGACCCACTACGCACTAAGTACATTAAATTATAACATGCTCGTAACACTACTTAGGGTACCTGTAATTGCATACCCTCTGGTAGTGGCATGTTAGGATCCATTTCTGTCGGCATTCCTCCCTGTGGCTCAGGTGGCATTTGTTCTTCTAGTAATCTCTCTGCTTCTTCTTCACTGTCAATGTCTAATCCCTCAAGCAATGTCTTTCTACTCACATCTCCACCTGCTCTTAGGGTCATTAGTATCTCTTTCTTACCCTCTTTGGTATGTGCTACCCCACTGGTTATTCTTACCTTAACCTCTGGGTTAGATGGTATTGCAACAACCTGCATAAGTCTTTCCATTTCCTTTGGTTCCATTCCACCACCTAATATTCCATAATACTCCCCTGTAGAGCTTCTGAATGGCTTTGTAAGCAACTGATACTTGTATCCCATTTCAAGTATGTCCTCTCCAAGCCTTGCTAAGGTGTTTGATAGGTTGTTGACCAAGTCGTACAACTGATTGAAATTAGCAGCAATTAAACTTTCAATAGCTATTCCACTCTTAACTCCCGTTGGTGTTTGTCCAATAAACGCCTCGTTTGCGGCACCTATTAACTGAATGTAAGTTCCAAGTGCATTAATCTGTCTGTCTACATCACTTCCCATTGGAGGTGTAGGTAGAAACTCTGGTTTAAATCCGTTCTTATAATATATCTTTTCTCCATTTTGATTTGTAACACTCTTAACTCCTGCACCCTTTGGTATAAGAAGTCTTCCCTTGTTTATGAGGATATTGTACTCAAGCCTACTTGTTTCTAGGTAATTGGAAGCTTTGTTAAGGGGTACTATGTTTTTAACCCAACCCTCACCATAAATACCACCTATGTTAATATCAGGTTGGTATATTTCAAACGGAAGTTTCTTAAACTCAGACAACTCGTTTCTTAGTATTTCATCATTACAAGTTGTTATTACTCGTATCCCATCTTTAGTAACACACCATGTTTCGTGAAGTATTAAGTTCTTAGTAGAATTACTCGTGTTATTTTCACTATTAAGTATTAGGTTTTTATAATCACTTTCGCTCAGTGCCGAGGTGGTACTTAAATCTTCTATTATCTTCTTATCGTAGTTAGGGTTGTCTTTAATCAGCTCGTAAGGCTTACTCATAACCTTAACAACATACCTTGCGTCTTCCATACTTGTACAATATGGGTCAATGTAGGTATCAAACGGATCAAGTGCTTCTATCCAAGCATTCCCCTCTCCATCATCTAATCTATCATCGTATCCATATTGAAATACACCAAGTCCGTAAAGCAAACCATAAAGCAAACCCTTGTTCATCTTCTCTTCAATGTTGAGCCTATCGTATTGGAACGCTAAGTATTCACCTAATATTCTACTTGTATCTTTATCTAATTCCCCGTAAGGCAAAGCGTCTACATCCCAAGTTGGTCTTGTCTTCATTACAGCATTTCTTACAGCTCTACACACCATATAAGTGTGATTAATGTAAAAGGTAAGTGGGTTTCTAACATCTTTTACAAAACTACCTGTTGTTTTATCAAACTTGAGGTTCTGGTTGCCCTTGTAGTACATGTAATTAACAAACCACTGCAACTCTACTTTCTCACCTCTCCAGTTTCTACTCTCTTCAAACTTCTCTTTAGTATAGGATAGCCAATATGCTTTATCATACTCCTTTTTTCTCCCCTTTTCCTCGTAGTCTTGGGCTGTACTTGTTGCCATTTGTATTTACTAACTAGATTAAGTTCCTCGTTTACTTTTCGTTTTTCTCTAAAGCTTCTGCAATAACACTATCCATGTTCTCTAATTCTACTAAGTTGCTTGTGTCTTCTATCTCGTCTACCTGTGGCTCACTGTATGCTGTGTACTCTGGTAAATCCCTAGCCTTAAGTAACTTCTGAAGCTCTCTTGTTTCCTTTGAACCTACTATCGTTATTAAACAGGCTACAACACCAAGTGCTATGACTGCAACTCCTAGCAAAATACACAATGCAATGACTATTGTTTCCATATATACAATTATAACATATTAGATAATACTATCTCCCGACATCATATCATCAATAGTATCGTTAATATCGACCTCTCCCTCTTCCTCTTCTTGCTCAAGCAGTCCATACATATTAACCTTTGGATGCTCAAAGTAGTCTGGTCGTGAATGAATAACATACCTTAAAGTGTCTGCTAAGTCCTCCCCTAACTTAAATGGTTCTGCTCTACTACTATCCTTCTCTTCGTTCCACTTACGCCAATGATAATTATTCAACTCGTCTCTTAACATAGAACACCTCTTAGATACAAACAACTTATCGTCTCTAAACATTCTGGTTACCCTGTTAATTCCTGCCATAACATCATTATTACCAGGTACAAAACCCCACCCTTCCTCTTGCAGTTGGAACATCATACTCTGCCCACTTGTTTGCTGTGTTCCCTTACTTGCAGGGTCTATAATAAACATTTCTATATTATCCTCTCTAAGTCCATTTCTAGCTAACAACCCGTGTAGTTGATTACTTATGTCTTTAGCTGTTAAGTATTGCTCTCTAAACTCATCAATAACAAACACATTACCATTGGTATCTTCTTTAACAAGTATCCCTGCTGTTGGATGGTTCCAACCCACATCTAATCCTACAAAGTAAATATCAGTAATTTGTTTCTCTGTTTCTCTTACATGTCTTCTCTCATTGAAATCAGGATACACAAGTCCTTCAAACTTCTCAAAGCTAGCTAAATACTCCTGCTTAAACATAATGTCGCTTAAATCTTTCTTAGCCTGCTCTACCAAACTCTTATCAATGTATGGGTTATCCAGTGTTGTAAACTTCCAAGCTTCAAACCCATCCTCTTTGCTTATTGCTGGTTTGTAAAAGGTGTCATACACCCAGTCATATCCTTGTGGGGTTGTTGTTACCCATGCTATACCATTCTTATCTGTTAATGTTGGATATATTACTTCCCATACAGCCTTACTCATAAAACATGCCTCATCAAGCCATATCCAGTCTAACCCTACACCTCTTAACCTATCAGGGTTCTCACCACTTCTAAGTGTTATTGTACTTCCATTGATTAATTCTAGCCTGTTGTCTGATTTATTCCAGTCTCTTATAGCACTTGGGGGACACCACTCAAGTAGTATTGGTATGTTTACATCCTTAAGCATTTGATATGTAGGTGATATGATCCACCCATGAGTTGGTCTACCCTTAATCTTTGGTACTTGGTCTGCTTGCCATAAAGCCTCTATGGTACCTGCTACACTCTTACCACCTCTTCTTCCTGCAATAAAGGTTCTAAACCTCGCGTTGGAAGCATGAAACTCTTTTTGGTACTTATGTGGTTTATATGTTTGTATCATCAACGAATATCCCCGCAGTTATCTTCTCTCCCTGACTTGTCATGTCTACATTCTGCCTCGCCTTTCCTACACCCATTTCAATTAACCATTTGTAATTATCACTCTTAACCTTTTCGTCATCAGTTGTTAATGTTATCCCCCATAAACCTCGCAGTGCACTATCAAGTATTGCAAGCTCATCATAGACTATCATTAAATCTTCATAGGTGTGTCTTTGAATAATAGCTTTGTTCTCACTGTCTTGTACTATGTCTTTTACTTTCTTTAGCATTACTAATTATGGGTTAAACTATATTTAATTATACCACTATTTTAACCTATCTAATTCTTTTATTATTTTTGTTCTCTTTTTCTTTAATACCTCTAGCTTATCCTCGGTTGTTTGTGATCTGTTTCTTTTAGCTTGTAGACTATTGATTATATTATGTCTTTCAAGGTTAATTTGGGCCAGTTGTTTTTTAAGCCTATCTCTTTTACCAAATATTCTATCCCAGTTTTCCTCATAATTTTTAATGTCTTGCTTGGTTCTGGTTGTTGTTGGTTTACTTATATCACTACTCATAGTTGTGTAGCCCAAATGGCAACATCAATTAAGTCTAAACTAGGTCGTTGTATATGATAATCCATGTCAATTTTCTTTTGCCTTGGTAGTTTATCTCCTATTTTTAAGTATGTGTTGTTCATTGGCATTCTGTTTGGCTCTCCACTCGCCTTAAAAGCTTCATGCTCGTCTACTACATACACGGGTATTCCCATAAGCCTTGCAAAGCTTTCAAATGTAGACGGATTAGGAGTAAACACCATGTCGTAACTAGGTAGTTTCTCTTTAATGTCTGCTAAAATAGTATCACTCTCTACATTGTTAAACCACTTACCCTTGTCTGTTGTAATATCCCCTGACTTGTCAATAAGTTTTACAGTCCAGTCTAGCTCTGGGTATGCCTTAACTAACTGGTCAAAGAGTACCTGATTATAAATAGACATATCTTTCACCCAGTGCAATGCTACAAACAAAGCCTTGTTGCCTGTGTGCTTTGTCTTTTTAATGTCGTCATAAATTGGATTACCTGTTATTAGTATTTTACTCATTGGCACACCCTTTCTTACTAAAGACATAAAACTTCCCTGCCCTAATGCCAAGTACCCATCAGCCATTGGCTCTCTACTGTTTAATTCATAGTCATACAAAGCACCAAAGCCATGTTCAAACACAACTACTTTCTTTCCTAACCCCTTAAGTGTCCTCACATGTTGAGCAAACGGAAAGTCTGCCCACATAAACACCACTTCTGCACCTGCTAAATCACTATTACTTGGTTCCCATTGCCAAAAGTTATGATGGTTGTATACAAGATATTTCATATTAGTTTCCACTTCCCTGGTATTAAATTAGCTATTGATCGCCTATGCTCTAGGTCTCTTTCATTATAAACTGCACCTATTTTCTTGTTTCTTTCCTTAACCAAATCAACATCAATGTCTCTTAGATGTAACATAATTAAGTCTGCATCAAGCAGAGTAGTACCCTTTACACGATGATTACTTAAATACACTTGAGGCTTTGTTATTATCACACACTTATCGTACATTTCATCTCTACTCCAATGAGTCCTTTGCGATAGTATAGGTTTACTTAGGTCTATGGGCTTATCCCCTACCATTTGTAGTACATTATAACCAACACACCTTACTGCACTCTCTTTAACCCTATCCAAATACTCTCCTAAATCCTTATACTTCTCTGGATTGGCTACCACTATCTCATCAATATCAGCAAACAAGATTAAGTCGTACTCCTTAAACAACTCTTCTTGTAGGGAGTTAAGCAAAGAATAAGTGGCACCCCAGTCTCTTCTTAAAATATCCCCTATCTTAACTATTTTAATGTCTAAATACTTTGAGTAATAGTCCTTCCAAATACCGGTCATGTCTGAGTGGTCGTGTTCAAATGTTACCGCTATTCTTTTCATTTTTGTATTTGACCTAGTCCGTTTGAGTTAAGTCGCTCACTAAATGTCCACTCCGGATGTTGCTCTTGTAGTTCTCTAAAATACTGCTTAACACCAAAACCTCTCTCTGTTACCTGAGTATCATGAAGTATAATACGCCCACCCTTAGGTACAAACTTACTCCAGTTTTCAAAGTCTTCTTTAATGTCCTCGTAAAAATGCCTACCATCAATGTGTAACAAGTCTATGGGCTTGTTCCAACCTCTAAGTGCTTCATTAAATGTCTTTTTGATTACTTTTACATTAGGGTACTGGTTGAGAGTTTCCATTGCTATGTTCTCTATCTCATTACCAAACTTCCCACTGTGTTCGTCTCCTATGAAGTGATCCACACCATACAGCTTAGTTGGTAACTCGTTATCTAAACAACTCTCTGCCATTGTAGCAAGCGAGTGTCCTAAATACACCCCAAGTTCAACAATAACCTTTGGCTTCCAAACGGGTATCTGGTTGTAAATGTAAAGAATATGTCCTTCCCATGCAGACTTATATTTTCCTAAGTGTTCGTACCATTTAAACTCTTCAAACATCACTATCCTCGCTTAATTTATCTATATATATTATACCATTTCACATTACAGGGAATACATAATCAGCCCTTAAATCGTCTAGTGCTTCCTTGAGTTCCTTGTACCACTCGTGGTTGATTTCACCCTTGTTTAAGATACGCTCTGAAACTACAATACACTCTGATAATTCACAAATGGGTAACTTCTCGCCTAACCAATAACTGTTGATTAACTCTGGCCAGTTGATTTTCCTACATCTGTAGATACAAGCCCTGTGTGGGTCAAATGTTAAATCGTCTGGGTAAATATCGTGCCACATCAAGTACGCTATTAGCCCTATACTAGATGTAACAAAGTCGGCTTCTCCTTTATTCATGGCAGTAATAAAGTAAATTATATTCAATATACCCCCACTCAAGTTACGATGTCAATTACCTAACGACTACCTAACCAGTGTGGATGGTTCATTGTCCATTTAACAGTCTTTTCTAAACTAACCTCAAAATCATATGGTGCTGTAATTAAGAGTTTAACCATTGTAATCTTGTAATAATTTAAGTTGCTCTTGCATATCCTCTATACTCCACTTTTTAATCTCATTCATATTACAAACAATATACTGCAAATCTTCCCAACGGTGGTCTTCCATCCAAAAATGCCCCCATTCTGGGTTCTTATGAAAAGAGTTGTTTTTGAATAAATGACACCCAACACAGCAACAAATACCATTTTTTAAGTCCCACCTTAACATCCTGTTACTTCTTGAAACATAGTGGTGTGGGTTTAGATTTTAAACATTTCCACACACCTCGCACTTCCCCTTTGAAAGAATTGCCTTACTCCAAGCCTTGTCTAGTTTATGTCCTAGTGTTGTTTTTGTTATCTTTGACACTTTTCCTTCCTCTCTTAGCATAAGTTAAAACTTGCTTTTCTTGGCACTCGTCTAAATACATAACACCTTTAATTATTCTAGGCTTAATTCCCCTTGCTCGTATTCTTTTGTAAATTATTACAGGATACGACTTGTTGTCTTTTGCTATCTGATAGACTGTCTTCATTGTGCTAAACTCCAAATGTAAAGTAATACTAAAATACCCCAATAAACCACTACACACCCAAAGAACCCTAAGACAATTAAAAGTAGTGTTAATTTCAAACCATCTTTTATATCTTCTTTCATATTATACAATATTAAAAAATTAAAATAAGTAAAACTATAATAACTAGCACCCATACTACCCATCTTGCATCACTCTCAACTAGGGCGGCTATAATTGTTCCAATAATCTGGAGAACCAAAGGTAGTACAAATACTACAAAGGCTACTGCTAATACTATTGTCCAAAACATTAGTTCATCCTCCTTTCTGTGTTAAAGGTTTCGTGAACCTTTCTTAAACTTCTTACAATTTCCTGTGTTGATCCAGTTATCATCTTCCAAGTATTAGCCTCGTTCTCTGCCTCTGCTCGTACCAGGTTGGCACTACTCATAAGGGCTGTTAGCTCCATGTCTAGTTTGTCAATCATAAACACATCTGGGTTTTCGGATAAGATTACCTCTTTAGCTTGTCCTATCTTTTCAAATATCTGCTCTTTAAGTTCGTCTTTTTTCATTCTTGTTTCTATATTTAAAATAATCTAAAACAGCCCTCTGGTTTGGTTTCCAAAAGGTGTATATCTCTGCAAAGGTAACAATGTCGCTTGCAGGATAGTCTTTTATTAAATCAATCTTTTTATTTCTAAGTGGTATTAAAATCTCTACAAAGAACTTCGCCATTATCTGTGTAGTATTAGCTTCTATGCTTCCTATTTTTAAAACAACATCACCCATTTCCTCTTTCTTCATTCTTCCTCCTTTAATAAATTAATTGCTTCCCATAACTTGTTTATCTCATCCTCTAGGAAGAGTATATATAACTGAACCTTGTCTTTATCGGCAGGTGTGAAGTCGTACTCTGTAAGGCTTAGTTCATTACCATTTGCCAATGTTGTCCAATTATATTCCTTACTATCTAAACCTCTTCTTACAATCTCCTCGTTTAGTGTATCTTTTCCGTATTCATATCTTGGCAACTTAAACTTATCCATTATTCTTCCTCCTTTAATAGTTTAGACAACTTTTCTCTTAATATACCAATCTGTTCCATCTCCTCCTTTAGAATTGAGAACCTCAGAGAACTTGTTTTCTTGAATAGCAACTCTCTCTCCATATCTTCATAATATACTTGCAATCCAGTTGCCAAATAGTTTAACTTCTCTTTAGTAAATATCCTCTCGGATAGTACTCTCTTTAATGTGTCCGTATAGTCCTCTGCTTCTTTATGATAAGGTTTAAGTATATCGTGTAATTCATCAAATGCTTCTGCTTTCTCCTTACTCTCGGATAGTAGTTGAGATATAAAATCTCTTAAATCTTCCTCATTAGCTTCTTTTCCGTCTATCATAAAATATTCTCCATCTTCCCAAGTAATTCTTTTCCTCCACTCCTCTTGCTTCTCTGGTTCATTTGGAATTACAGTTTTAGTAACCCCATTTGAATCAACTTTTTCTATATGGTGATTACCACATTCATCATTCCATTCTCTTGTTTGTGATAATTCTTTTCTTAACTTTGGATTCTTCAACACTTCTAAAGTTCCACACTTGTATTCTCCCTCTGGTTGCTTCTGGGATTGGTTAAGGTAATCTATTATCTCGTTGATTTTAAGCTTCATAGTTACTTCGCTATATCCACTCATCTTCTCTATCTTATCCATTGTTTTTACTTTGTTTAATGTTATCTAACTCTTTCTCAATATCATCTACTAAAACATACTCTAATGTGACCCTATATCCGTGTTCCTCTTTTTCTATTTTGTAATTAGTTTTCTTCTTTAGTACCTCCTCTAGCACCTCCCTCTTTGCTTCTTGTACTGCATTGTTAATCCATACTCCTATTTCTTTAATCCAGTAGTCTTTTAGTTCTTCCTCATTCTGCTCTGTCCAACCCGATACTCCAATTGGGGACACTATGAACATATCCAAATCTTTTCTAAACTTCCTTATCTCTTTCTCCTGCTGTGTCATTTTGTGTCCTGTTTAATGTTAGATAGGAACTCCATCAACCATTTAATCTCTTGGGTAATCATCGCAATTTGCCCATCGGTAAAAGCCTGTCCACATTCCCTCAACTGCCACCTTTGGTTGGCAAGGTCTGTTTTAAGGTCTTCTAGTAATTTAATTCTTTTTTGCATTTTCTCTTCCATTCTCTGTAATGATTAAATTAAACTAACTAATCAGGGATGCAGGACTTGAACCTGCGACCTCCTGCTTCCAATGCAGGCACTCTAGCCATCTGAGCCAATCCCTGTTATCCCTTAACAACTGCTAGTGGCTTCAATTCCACCAATATTTTTGTTAAGTCTTTCTGGTTTTCCATAACAACATCTATGTCCTTATACGCTTGTGGTGCTTCTCCAAAATCTAAATTACCTTTCCTATCCTTACCCCACCTACCATATACAACTCCCTCCATAGACTTGTCTGCTTCCTCTAATGTTATACTTCTACTCGCTTCCATTCTACCCATTTTTCTACCTGCTCCGTGTGAACAACTCATAAAAGATTGAACATTCCCTAACCCCTCTGTTATATATGACTTTGTACCCATAGAGCCTGGTATAATTCCAACCTCTCCTAGTCTTGCACTTGTTGCACCTTTTCTGTGAACCCATACATTCCTACCCATATGATTTTCCAACCTTGCGTAGTTGTGTGCTATGTTAATTATCTCATCTGCTTTGTAATCCCCAAGTACATCTGTTATTACTCCCATAACTTTTTCTATCATTAGCTTTCTATTAGCAAATGCAAAGTCAACGCAATACTGCATTTCTTGTATATAATCTTGACCTTCTTTAGTATCGGTAGGTAGATATGCTAAGTCTTGTTCTATAACATTTGGTATATACCACTTCTTAGCTAACTCAATAGCTTTTGCATTGTAGTAGTCGCACACCTGTTTACCCAAGTTTCTACTACCCGAATGTATCATTATCCATAGCTCTCCATCACTACTTTTCTGTAATTCTATAAAGTGATTACCCCCACCAAGTGTTCCTATTTGTGTTAAAGCGTTGTCATACTCCTGAGATACGACTACACCATTAGCACCCTTACTGTTACTAAAAGGCATTAAACTCTCGTCTTGTTTCTTCTGGTGGTGTGCAAACCCAACTGGTACAACCTTTCTAATACCACCAAGTATCTCTTTTAATTGTTCCTGCGTAATACTTTCGGTTTTTATATGAGTATTAACCGCACACATTCCACAACCAATATCTACGCCCACCATATTGGGGCTAATAACATCAGTAAGAGCTACAACCCCACCAATAGGCATACCATACCCTTGGTGACTATCAGGCATTACTGCAACCCACTTATATATAAATGGCAAGTTAGCAATGTTTTTTATCTGCTCCATAGCTCCATCTTCTATATCTTCTAACCATAGTTTTACCTGTGTTTTTTCTGTGTTGATTTCTTTCATCTTCTCTTCTGATTAAATTAAACTACTCCTTAATAACTCAATATACAGAAGTAACTGAACCGCACAAGGTATCTTGCAACCTTACTTGTTATTGGCTCGGAGACCCACTGCTCTTCTAGAATATAGAACAGATATGTCCGACTTGTACCTTACTTCTGTACACTCAATTATTAAAGAGCTAATAACCTGTATGAGATACTCTGGGTAAGGATTTGCACCCTACAACATCCAGTGGCCTACTTTGCTACAATGCGAATCACGCAACACATTTCGGCCGAGCGGACAGGCTGCTCTGATTAGGAGAATCACTTTGCCCCTGTGACATAAACCTGCGTCTACCTATTACACCACCAAAGTACCTCATACAAATTATTAAAAGAACTTGCAGGGGTTAGAATTGAACTAACTACTCTTAGGCTATGAACCTAAAGTGCAACCGTTACACTTCCCTGCGATGTTACCTGTGCCTTAGCTCCAGAATTAAAGTGGGTTAGTCGTATTTAAAACTGCCCGAATTAAATACCCACAATCCAGAACCAGGGTACAAGTAACACCCTAATTTTTAATTCATTTCTAAAAGAGCTTTTTGTACATTACCCATCCAAGTTGTAGTGTGGTCATTCCCTGTGTATCTTTTTGCTTTCTCATAGTTAGTTGCTACATCACTGTAATACTTTCCAATACCCCTACAAATAACCTTTGCCATCTCCTCTTGACTTGGATCATAACTCCTATTTCCATTGTAAAAATATCCAAAGTAGTTTGTATTCCTGTCTGTTGTTTTTCCCATTCCTGTCTCTGCTACACTAATTGCGACCACTAACTTAAGTGTTGGTATATCACAATAATTTCTCAAGTGTTTAATGTAACTTGTGTCATACTCCCCACCATACCTTGCTATATACTTTTCAATATTATCCGTAAGGGGCTGTGGTGCCTTTAAAACCTCTTGTTTTTGTGGAGTGGTCTGTTGAGCCACAGGGGACACCTCTCTAATTTCTAGGGGCACTACAGGGGCTTGGGTAATAGTTTGAGTAGTCGCCTGTACTTGCCTTTGCTCGTTTGTGGTTATCCAACCCTTGTCTACTAGCAAATCTAGTAAAACATATATCGCTAGAATTAGCAAAACAAGTATTAACACTCTCCTAGCTATAACCTCTCCTCTTTTTTGTCCGTCAAAGAGATCAACACCCATAACGCTACCAACAACCTTATTTCTAAGTCTGCTAGTCTTTTCTTTTAAATTAATTACCTTCATATTTGTAATATAATAAGTTATATATTGTTTATATCTTACACCCTGTACAACTAGTGTCAAGTGTTTAAAATAATCTTATAGTAATGGGGGCTGGGAATTGAACCCAGCAACGGTTATTACAGGAAGATATGAAACTCCCTTGCTAAGCTTTCGCTATAAAGCCACCCTGCTTATTATTTAGCAAACCCCTTACTCTTTTGGATACCCCATTATTTTAAGAGCCACTTAAGAACCTTTCTATCTTTTCTAAAACTGCTTCATAATATGCTTCTGCTCCTATTTCCATTCGTAAATTGTTTTTTACATATTCAAACTCTTTCTTACTAAAACTTCTCTCGGATAGTAGTTGGGATATGAAATCTAACAACTCATTCTGCTTGAAAGACAGTTCTATATCTTTAATCTTCCCACTTTTAACATCTCCTATTAAGCCCTTACAAGGTGACAAAAGAAGTAATCTCTCTCTCCACTCCTCTTGCTTCTCTGGTTTGAACTTAAATCTTTCTAACTGTTCTTCTGCCTTTTTGTCAAACTCCTTTTTATGTTCTTTCCATTCCTTAGAACGCCTTTCTATGCCTTTTATTGTCCCCTCCTCTAAATCCTCTAGCTCTTTATTCCTTGAGAACGCCATATCTACACATAAATCAATAGCCTCCTCTGCATCACTTTTTATCTCTGGTTGCTTCTTGGGTTGGTCAATTCTTAAATCCCAATACTTTAACAACATTTCCAAATCAATCCTAAAAGATCCGGCAGCAAACCCGTCTAATTCGTCATAACCATTCCATTTATCTAATAACTCTTGTAGATATTCTTTTATATTCTTCTTCATTTCTTTATTTAGTTAATTTAATCTGCTTCGTACAGCTTTTTACTAAAGCTCTCTTCTAGGTCTTTCATAAATCTTATCTTAACCTCGTAGAGCTTTTCTTTCTGCTCAATAGTCATTTCTTTGTTCAACTCTTTTTTCAATCTTTCTCTAATTCTCATTCTCTCTTCTAACCTACCAAACACACTTGGAGTGTCTTCTGTTAGATCCACTACCCTCACACCTTTAATTGGTCTTGATATTTTCATATTTATAATTTGTTAAAGTAATCTGTTAAATCCCATATCCTAGCTCCTGCCTTATCAACAGGGTTGCCATAAGTGTCTAAGTCTACCCACTTAAAGTCTAGGTCATAAAGAAATCTACCTATGCCCCACTTAACAGCAGCTCTTTTAAAAGCATCGCTAAACTCTCCCTTTTCTCCCTCAAATGGACTTGGTACTCCAGTGTCTTCCTTTGCTACCCACTCGCCACCTATTCTCAACTCAAGCTTACAAATAAGGCTACCCTCTCTTCTGTAGCTATCTCTCCAGTTCTCTATTCCAACTGCTCGGTCTAATAAATCCATTACATCTCTTGCGTCTATGTAAGCAACGCACTGTGCTTTCTTTCCGTCTTTGCTTTTACTCTGTATCTTCCACTTGTATGGAATTGCATAAGTAAGCTTTTCGGTTAATGTATACTCCTTTTTATTTTCCATCTTTGTCCTCATTAATTTTAGATAATAACTCAATGTATACAATTTTATCTATGTTAATCCAAAACTCTCTACCCTCAACAAAACCAACCCCCCGAACACTAATAAAAAAAGTTCCCATCACATTCGCAGTGTCTAGTTTACTGTAAATATCTGTATCAGTTGGTATAACCTCTCCACCAACCAGTACAATCTTATACTCGTTTTTCTTATTTTCCATCCTCTTGGTAATAAAAAATTATCTAACTATTTTGTAAACACGATTTAACATCTCTATCAAATCAAATAGATCATCAGCTGTTAATGATAACCTAACCCCACCAAAGTCTATTGTGAAATGTTTAAAACCCCTATCCACTACAAGTGTGAGTTCGTCTCCACCATATCTGTTTTGTAGTATGACGGTCTTACTTTGTACTTGTTCTTTCATATTAAATAATAAGTAATAATTTATATTGTTTATATATTACACCAACTTAAAAGCAGTGTCAATAACTATATTATCCTCTAGTAATTGGATTTCCTCTACATAAAATCTATCATCTGAACTCTTGTTATGCTCTATACTAATGATTTGTGCAGCTTTTATATTATCAACTGTTCTTATAACTTTGTCGGTTGCCATTCTTTTAGGAAACTGTGTGTACTTTTTAACTCTGTAAATCTTAAACATGAAAATAAAAATAAAAATTAAATAGTTTCTATTACACTCTTGGTAACTAGCTTGTCATCATCTCCCTGTAGCCACTTCCAGAAGTTTATGTAATTGGTAGACCTTCTTGTAAACCCATAATCACCATACTCTCTATCAAATAGCATTAGTTTTTCTTGTATTGCATATTCAACCCTACTTCTAGGTGCAGTGCCTAGTGTCATAGAGTGTAAATGCTCAACCCCATTAACACTAACCTTTGTAACAAACAACTGTTTCTTTTTCATTTGGTGTATTGATCTAATAACTTAGCTGTTCTCTTCTTTTCCTCTACTAACCAATCAAAGGGTAAACTCTCTTCTATTTCTGATTTCTTATTTAGGATTTCTGGTTTCTGATTTTTGTTTTCTGATTTATGATTTATGGTTTCTAGGAGTATAGGGGTACTATATATACTACTATCTATACTAGTATCAGACAATAGTGTATCAATTACCACTCTTGGAATACATTCAATCTCTTTAATAAAAGCGACTTGGTTCTTTGGAGAGTTCCTATACGAATTATATTTCTCAATATTAGGAATAAACACCCACCCCATACAAAAGATTGCTTTGGGTTTTAACTCACCTTTAGTTTTCTCTGATATTTGAAACCCCATATCAAACTCCAACTCTCTGTCCGTCAGCTCATAGATACCTGATATGTTGATCTTGTCGTTTGTTAAAAGATAGAGCCAAAGGAATTTAGCCTCTTTAGATAAATTAGCAAACCACAAGTCCTTCCAAACCTTTGTGTGTATGATTCTTGTTTTCATTTTTGCTTGGTCTTAAATTAAATAGCCAAATAAGAGAGTTGGCGACCAAGCGTGGAAACCAACCCCCTTATTTGAATATCTAACTTTGAAACATTTTGCTTGGTCTTTTTCATACTAAATCTAATATATATCCATTTTTAAACGATGTAAATAGGGTTGTAGTAAATAATTAGGGGATAGTGTTATATCAGAATTACACCTGTTTAATCTTTATACTACTCCAAACAGAACCCTTTTTAATACGCCCTATTGTTGTTTGGCTAGTTTTAAATATTCTAGATAACTCTGCATTACGAATACCACAATATTGCCCCATTTTAATCTTTAAGACATCTCTGTTTTTAAGATTTGTGTTTATGTGGTTTTCTCCGAGCTTAAACTTTCCATGTATACGATTATGCTCAGTCCTTGTTACTATCAGGAGGTTTTCTATTCTATTATCAAGCTTGTCTCCATTTATATGGTGTACAATTTCTTTTGGGCTAAGCTTCCTACCTAGGTGTTCTTCCATTATAATTCTTTGTACTTTTTTGTTTGCTTTTACAAAATACCCATCGGTAGATACAGACATCCCGTCGGCCCTTTTCATTTTACACCTAAGACTGCAATATTTTCTCTTTCTTTTTAGTTCACTTGGCCTTATCATTACCGTCTTACCACATTTAATACAAACCATAGGTATCTGGCGAAGTCTTTGGGTGGAATTAAGGATACTTTTACACTCAGGAGAACAAACTCTTTTAACAGGAAGTCTAATTTCACTAGGAGATATGTGTCTTGAAAACTCTTTATGGCAAATATAACAAACTAAAGTACGCAGTTTAGACTCTTTGTTTGGTTTTTTCATATAGTTTATTATACCATGTTTAACAGTACAACGGAGAGTGAGGGGGGCTACTTTGTACTGGTTCTAGTTGTGATACTTGTAAGTAGTCCCCCTTTCTGGATTTATTGGACAATCCGCGGGTCATGGAAATTATTTCCGTATATAAAGTGAATGCGTTTGTGGCAATGGGCGTGAACAGTACAGCAGTTTTCTTTTGTGTTTTTCCCCCCACGACAACGGTTTCTACAATGGTGTATTTGAAGCGATTGCTCCGTTCCTTTCTGGTTGCATACCGAACATATATAACCTTGGGCTATTTTTATTTCGTGTTTCCAATCAAGCTTTGGTTCTCGTTCTACTTGGGTTCTGTTTTTGTGTTTGGACACATCACACCTCTTTTACTCCTCGTCTTCTGGGGGTACAAGTCTCATCTTTTGCAAGATGGTTAAGTTGTGCATTACAGCGTACATAATGCAAACCACGACAAGAAATCCGTCTGAAGTCATACAAAGGTACAACTCGCAGTCGTAGGATTCCTCCTTACCACAGTCAATACATGGTAGGACTTTAATAGGCATTTCCAATCTCCTTTTAAAAGAGCCTGAGCTATTAAAAACTCAACAGAGTTGGTAACGAAGCAGTAAGTCCTAGTTGTAGTCTATAAGTTGTGTGTGCTAGTTATAAGAATTACCAACCCTATTAAGTTTTCAACGAGCCTTAAACACCTTCCTATCCTTAAACTCCGATTTTTTCCCAGGGTTCCATTGACTAATAGGCCTAATGTAACCCACTATTCTTGAATAAACCTCACATCTTTGTCTTGTTATCATGTTTCTATGTTTTAAATATAACCTTTCATTGTTTCTAGCATTTCCTCATTACTTGAGCATACCCTTACCATTTTTCTATCATGGTTTAATACTATCCAGTTACAACCAAGTTGCTCTGCTGTTATAGGCGTATAGCCTTGATCCTTCCCATAAGCGTCTAATTTCTTAAATGTCTTCCCATTAACAAGTGCAACCTTTCTAGCACCACCACCATACTCAGGTTGGTATATAACACTCTCACCAGGTTTGTGTGTGTGTCCTGCCATAATAATATCTGCACCTTGTAACTCTCTGTTGGCCCTGCTTTCTTGATGAGTAGGGTTATACATACTTTCTCCCCTAAACCTGTGTGCCATCATAAGCCTATAAGGTATCTTACCTACTGTTAAATCAACAAAACTAACACCCCTTAAAAGAGGTCTTTGTGTATGATTACTAAACTCTATATAATTGGTTACCCCACTTTTTCTAGCCCAGCTCTCATGGTTTCCAACAATACCAGCCAATATATTATCTGAACCTATCCAAGAGAGTAGTTTGTGCATGTAAACATATTGCTCTTGCATGTTTAGTATCTCTTCCCCATAGTCAAAGAAGAGAGAGTCTGTTATATCTCCTGCTGTTATACAATAGGCTAGGGGGTGTTCTTTAATAATCCTTCCTGTTTCTTTTAAAAGCTCATAGTCTATTCCTGCATTTCCAATGTGTAGGTCTGATAGGAAAGCTATTGCTATTGGTTTTTTAGTTTCTATACTTATTTCAACATGTCTTTTCTCACCCTCAACTCTTTCCCTAAAGTCTGATCTACGCAAAGCCTCTTCGTGGAAGTCCTCAAAAGTTAAGTTTGCAGGCATAGAGCCTTCTTCAATTTCTATTCTTGCTTTCTGTAAGTAACTTTGTTCAATTTCCCTCTTTGACTCAAAACTATCCTCTTTGTTTGATTTGTATATACCCTCGGTTTCTAGGCTAGACATGGTGTTTGGTAGTGTAATTTTAATGGTGGGTTGTTTTGGTTTGTTTTTACTTCCTCGTGGTCTACTCATGTTAGAAATTAGCTAGTGTAATTACAAGTTTAGAAAAAAGTAGGGCAATAGCCCTAGTAAAATCACAAAGTATAATCCAAAATATGCAACACACGACTATCGCAAATAGTAGGGAAATAATACACACCGTGTTCTTGTTCATGTTCGAGCAGTTTAAGTTAGTGTTGTTTTGGTGTTATTTTGTTCCGTTTTCTCCTTTTATATATGCTGAAACCCCATATATAAGGGTGTTAATTAATAAATAAACCCCAAGTGTTGCCCAAGTTGGAAGTTCAACTTCAGCAACAACATCCAAAAGTCCTGTTAAGAAAAATGTTGCAGTTCCAGATATTAAAATCCATTTTGAGGCTTTTAACACCTTAACACCTGCAAACTCAGCTCTCGCCGTATTAGTTAGCTCACTCATTGCACCTTTTAAAAAAAATTAAACTAATCATCCCGAAAAACAACCCTAACGCAATTATTAAATATATCCAATCCATTATTTTCTGTTAAATAAATTATGCAAAATATCTGCAATACGATTAATCCATGTGTCCCGACCAGCTTTCAACTCATTAAGTTCTGTTACCACCTTTTTATGTTCTGCTTGCCAATAATCCCTTGATGTTTTTAACCCTGCTATATCTTCTTCTGCTTGAACCAACTCTTCCTGTCTAATTGCTAAAGTTCCCTCTAAAAAGCCAACCCTCTCTTTTGCAAGGTTTAAATCTATAACCAACTGTGCGTTGGTATCTGTAACCTGTTTCACGGTACCTTCAAGCCCCGTTACCACCCCCTGTAGCCTCTTTACCTCATCTTCACATGGCGTTGGTTGTGGGGGCTGTGGCGGCTCTACAATAGCGTCTCCTAAAACATAGGGTGCTGGGTCTATTGCAACCCCTGAAGAGTTGAGTAAAACATAGTGTAAGTGATCCCCAACTGAATTGCCCGAGTTCCCTGTTCTGTATACTTGTTGTCCAACTGAAACTCTATCTCCCTTATTAACTACCTTGTCGGCTACATACCCATGAAAATGTCTACTAGTCATTCCGTTATCGTACTTAATATAAACAACTAAAGAATTAACCCATGCCTTACCTGCTGAATCTGTGTATGAAGTAGCAACATATGATACTGTGCCAGCTCCTAGTTTGTTTGGTGAATAAATAGCGTTTCTAGTTTTGTAGTTTCCTAGGTCAATAGCCTTGTGTGTGGATTTGAATGGCGTGGTAACATGAACATTACCTTTAAATAACGAACTGTATATCTCTGCCATGTAAGTTTGTTTAAACTTAATAGTATATTATACCACTTCCCCTATTCCACTCCCCCACTCTGCTGGGTATATCCCCTATTTTACAAAAACATTGGTAATACAACACTTTTAATATCCCCCTACTGGGGAAAACCCCCTACTACACTCTACTCTACCGATGTTGTAAAATATTAAACTGTAATAGTATTTTATCGTGTATGTACTAAGCTTGTTAGCCAGTCTGCAATAGTATTCCCGAAACTTAGTATAAAAACAATTGCACCACCTATTCCTGCAATTACTTTATTATTTGTTTTAAGGCTGGTTATACTTTTCTCAAACCCCTCGTATTCCTTCATACTAATGTTTACAACACCCTGAAAAGCTCTGAACTCGTCTTTGGTAACATAATTTTCCATTATATCTTTAAAAACACTAGGTAGGTCTGTCATTAGTTTGTCAGTTTTACCATCCATTTTGTCTAGTTTAACATCCACTGCATCCACCTTTTCTTTTAAATAGGACACATCTTTTTGTACCCCTGTTATTTGTATCTCTAAACTAGCAGTCTTTTGCTCCATGTTCATGTTCTCTATCGTGTTATATTATTGTAGTCCTAGTGTTTGTAGTAAACTTGATCCGTCATCTTGCATTGTAGAACCACCAAGCATTCTTCTTACATTATTAAACCAACTCTGTGCCTGTTCTTCTGTTGAATATTCGCTTGGCATATTGGCAATCATAACTTGGTATTCACCCTCGTTCAGTGTACCAGCTAACCTTGCCTTATTTAAGATACCTGCTGCTAGTGCCTTTTGTTGGTCATAAGCAACCTTCCTATCAACTAGGTCTTGGTTAAACGCCTTTCCTATTGTTCTTCCACCTTTTTGTAGTAATCCGCCTATTCCAACATTTCTTCCTATTGAAAGAGTATCTTCCGTTCCAGTACCATAAAGCCTTTCCATTTCACTAATAGCATTGTTAAGTAATGCTGTTTCTTGGTTTGCCTTGGTTTCCTCTTCTGTATCTAACCCAAGTAAGCTTATTACTGCGTTTGCTTCTGTACTATTTATATCCCCACTTAATATTCCAACTACTAATAATTGCTTAATCTGGTCTGCTTGTGGGTTGCCCTGTGGCTGTGCTATTGGTGATTGCCCCGTTGTATCTAAGCCACCACCCATACCACCACCTGCAAAAGCACTTCTAATAGCCATTAAACCTTCATCATCATCTCCTAGTGCTGGTATTTCTGCTGGTGTTGGATTAACTAACCCACTACCAACTAGCGTACCCGTTGTAGCACCTACATTTGGAGACATCATTTGTCCTGCCCGTCCCGCACCTGCTGATAGTTTTCCTAATATACTTTGTAAGGCTGTTGGTCCTGTAATAGCACCTGCACTACCCCTACCTGATGTAAGAGAGCTTAAAACATCACTAACCTCTGTGCCAAGTGTGCTTGCACCAAGCTTACCTACTGCGGGTATTGTAATTCCTGCTGATTTCGTTACTTGCCCCACGACAGAAGGGTTTACTTTTATATACTTAGACCATTTAGAAAGTAGTGTACTTAACTCTGGTGAAACATCCCCTATAACATCCCTTACTGTACTCCTAGTTGCTGTAAATATTTGTTTAGCAGCAGCTGAAGATTGGTCGGTTGCACTATCAAAACCACCTGCTGTTTTTTGTACCGTACCTATAATATCTTTAATCGCCTTCATAGATAAGTTACCAGCTTCGTCTGCTTGGTCAGATATTGTTTTCATAGCCCACTCAAAAGTCTGTGGGTCTTTTGCCCTAGCATAAGAAAGAGCTGGGTCAGACTGTAGTTTGTTTATAATATCGTTAGCACTAGCCGCTGGTATACCATCCTTATCAAAAGCCTCTACCATAAGCCTTGTATCATCATCTAGTGCCCTTGTAATTGCGTCTAATGCACTTGCCTTTTGGTATCTTGTTCTTGTTGGAAGTCCTAGTTTATTTGCGTCTTCATAGGCTTCGGTTGCCCATTTTTGAGCATTATCCCAACCATCTAGTGTTTCGGCAATATCTTTCTTTCCAAGCCCCCAGTCAAGCGTAGCCTTTTTACCAGCTACTTTTGGGGTTTTAACATTTACTTTATTTATTAGTGATTTACCAAGTGAGCTTAACCCTTTACTAATACCATAAGAAACTCCTGCCCCTGCAGCTCCTAAAGGTGCAGCTATCAATGCAGACATAAGCTCATCTCCCTTTTTTGATGTTCCAACAGCACCCATAGTAGATTGTAACGCACCTAATCCAACCGTTCCAAGTAGTGAACTAGCACCAACTGGTAACATACTTGCAACCTGTGCACCACCTTTAATTGCAGTCATTGGTTTGAGTAAATCACCCTCCATATTAGCACCTGCCATTTGTGCCTTTTGTTCGTCTTTAGTAACCCCCAGTGCTTTGTTTAACTTCTTATTAGCCTGTGGGTTTACTTGTTCTTGTTGTAGTCTACTATACGCCCCCTGACTTTCTTTAAGTGCCTTTTTATAGTCTGCTATATTTTTATAATCTTCTGGTTTAACCCTTTTTACCTTATTTGCAAGTATTGTAAGTGCTGCAATTTCACCAGCATTTCTACCTGCTGATGTTGCATACTTTCCAAACCCCTTTAATAAATCACCAAATAGTGCCATTACTTTATAAGAATAAGTTTAATGATTGTCTCGCATTTACATCGTTACCAAGGCGTTGCCATAAAGCCTCAGTATTTACCTTTAATCCAAGCTTATTTGCAGTGTTCAAAATCTCTTTGTAATACTGTGGCATTTTAGCCTCTATATTTGACGCCCGCCTTAGGTCTACAATATTATTTATAGCATTATAGACTTGTTGTTTTGGGTCCACTACCACTGGCGTCTGGGTCTGACCACCATTTTTAAGTATTTCTAACAGTGCGTTTAATGTGTTGTTATCACTACCCTCAGTTCCCTTGTTAAGTTGTCTGGTAAACTGACTTTGTTGTACTGCGTCTTGGTATGTCCTCCACGCATTTTCTGCTGCTGTATTAGCTTGTTCTGCACCTGTTTGATATACACCCAAAGCTTTTCCTAATATATCTTGGTATCTATTCCCCCTTGCATTGAGTAAATTAGCTGCTGTTCCATATTGTGTAATAGGTGCTTGTCTTGCCTGTGCTATTAAAGACATTTGTTTCGTTGGGTCTGAGATAAGCGTATTTGCGTACTTTTCTCTCAATGTAGGAGCTACACTTTGTAATTGCCCTAGTGCTTGGGACTGTTGGTTGATTAAATCTTGGTTGTAGTTAGTAGCCTCTCCATAAGACTTCTCAAACTCGCCCTTAAACCTATTAGGGTCAAAGGATTGAGCTTTCTTAAAAAGTTCCTCGTATTCTGCTAACCTCTGTTCTGTTGTTGCCATTTTTGTTTATATTAAACTAAACTCTTGTAGCCTTGTTAAGCCAATCAAGATAAGAAGACCCATAAGTACCAGCACTTGTAGTTGGTTTTGCCACTTTATATGGCGTATATGTCGTTTGTGTTGGTTTCTGTTTTCCTGAGCTTGACTCATAAAGGTCTTGTAGTCTGCTATAATCCTCTCTTGCCATTTGTTGCTGTTGCATTACATCAGCTTCAATACCTGCCTGTTGCTCACTTCCATACTTTCTGTATAAATCACCTAGGTTCTGTCCTCTTATTCCACTTCTTGTTAATCCCCTATTAGCAAAGTTAGTCTCTAACTCTCCCTGTGCCTGTTGTACAATAGGTGCATAGTAATTAGCATACACTTGCTCTGCACTTCCTTGAGCCAATTCTGGTGCAAAATATTGCTCCCATGGTAATACACTAGCAAAGTTAATAGGTTGAGCAGCTCCCGCTTCTGTACCTAGTGTTGTTGCATTTGAAACTGGTGCTACAGGTGTTACTGCTGGTGTTGATCCGTACGATAGCTGTTGCCCACTTCTAATTAGGTTAGGATTACTACCTATAACAGCCTTGTTTTGGTCGTACAATGTTCTCCAATTTGATATACCTAGTTTCTTTGCAATAGAACTTAGACTTTCACCACTTCTTACAGTATATACGGCCATGTGTTATACTTAACTATATTAAATAACTTAACAATCTCTCTCCTATGGTAGCCATTTTGTGTTTACAATGTAATAAAACATTTTATGTTAGAAACTATCGTAAAAATACTGCAAAGTTTTGCTCTTACAAGTGTGGTGGTATATATCGCTGGAAAAATAGTAAAACTATTAAGATTGCGTTTAAACATCACTACTCTGGTAGTAACCATCCACAATGGAATGGTGGTCGCAGTGTAAACTCTCAGGGTTATATTCTTATATATTCACCAGATCACCCCTATAAAGACAAAAGGGGGTATGTGCGTGAACACAGACTTGTTATGGAAAAACATCTCGGTAGGTACTTATTACCTGACGAAATTGTTCACCATAGAAACGGAAACAAACAAGACAACCATCTTAACAACCTAGAACTTTTTACAAAGATAGAACACGATATTTTACATTCAAAAGAGGCTTCTGTCCAAGCGATGTCTCGTAGAATACAAAAGGTTTGTCCTTACTGTAAAAAGAACTTTAGTGTTCCTAAAAGTTTAGAAAGGCTGGTTTGTTGTTCTCGTAGTTGTGCTACACACTACCTATGGGATACGAGAGGTCCTGAGGCTTTTGGAAGACACAAGAGATAGATTGTTAAAGAACAAATCCTCTCCTCGTTATATATAATTATAACATATCATAACAAACTGAACTCTACACCAGCCTCGTTATAGAAGATAGTGTAATCAACAGAGACGGTGCTTGCAGGTTCCGGTGTGTAATCATAAAAATCTGGAATACTAGGGGATACTTTCCTTGTATACTCTAAAACCAACTGTGTAGATGTAGAGTAGAGTTTTATATAGTAATAATTATGGTCACCCTCGTCTCCAAACACCCATAGGTTTACCTTAGTGTCTTCTATATCGTTTACATAGGTTTCGGTAAAGTCTGGGTCTGCATACACCCTCCAGTAGGTAGCCCAGTTAGTACCTATCCCTGGTTCGTCTGTGGCACTTGAGGTATGTGTTTTAATACATGTATACCAACTATAACCAGAGTCCATAACATCCTCTCCAAGTTTATACCCAGCACTTACCTGCCATTCTCCACCATTTATAATAGAAGTGTTGAAGGCATTATTCGCCATGTAGTAAAACCATAGGTCTGTTTCATAATCAACAAAAGGTGCAAACATTGGTGCATATCCAAGACCATGTGTATATGTGGCAGTTGTAACAACAACTCCACCACTAGACCCTGGGTCATAGGCAGAAGCATTTATAGTAAGTGTTCCTGTTTTAGCAACCTTAAAGGTGTCATAGCCACTATGTAACTTGTAGTCAGAATCGGTTGTAGCTCCAGCTCCCACTAAAATAGCTGGTTTGTTAGTCATGTCTTTTTTATAAGTACCACTGGATAGTGGGTCTATTAAGATATATGTCCAATTCGCAGTATCGTTTGCTGTTGCGTCTGGGTTGTGCGATGTGTAATGTGTTCCAATGGTAGCATTTATATTGGTTGTGTCTGCTGTGGTCTTCGCAAACCACCCAAACCGACCACTTACAGTCTCTCTCATAGTAAGAATCTTTGGTGTATAGGGAAGCCCGTGGGCAATGGACCCTGTTGATGTAGATTTGATACACCTTGCTATCTTGTTAAGATTGTAATCACTACTAAACGATAAGTTTCTTGGTATCGCAGTCGTTGCACCATAACCACTTCTTGCTACTTTTATACTAGGAGTCCCAGGCATCTTTGTAGGGGTCTATGTAAATTATATATTTATAATCAAAATCTTCATCGTAATCACTAGCAAATGGGTCTGCTGTATAAAAGCATAATTGTAAAACATTATCTGTTGGTCTTGATATACCAGCCCCAAAGCTCACAGGCGACCCACCTATTGTTATATCAATATAACTAGGAATCTTATACCAAGTAGAGTCGGAGGTTCTCTTAAACCATCCATGGAATAGGGGTTGATACCCCATGTTATGTTCCACTTCTATAATCTCTTTCGCTGTTGTAAGACCAGTCTTAGCAAGAGTTACCATACCAGTCGCAGACAAATACTCTTTAAGCTGGTTTTTAGTAGAGTCTATTGTCAAATACCTAACCCCATCCCCAACCCCGTAACCCTGCCTTGCTACTTTAATTACTGGCCTTTTCATTATTCATACCCAATGAAATGAGTTAGAACTCCATCTTGATACATTAATATTCCACCATTAGTAATGATAAAGTTTCCGTTTAAACCACCCGTAGACAAAGAGGTTGCCGACACACTTTGTTGTGTTGATAATGTTCCAGAGCTAACCTCTAAAGGCTTAGTTAAATAAGCCCCTAATTGTTGTCTAATTTGTTCTGCTGTAATTACTAACATTAATGTATTTCCCTTGCCTCGGTATCATAAATTAGGTTGAGTCCGTAAATAGAAAGACCTGCCCCACTTGAGCTATGAGAAAGTTTTAATTCTATAAACTTACCCGCAGCCTTACTTGGCATTATAAGTCTTTGTACCTTAATCTCATCTGTTCCTGATAGGTTCACATTACTTGTTGTACCCTCTACATTGCTCCACGAGCCTGTTCCACCTATTCGGTACTGTGCTGTTAAAAACTCACTAGCACCAGTTGGCTTGTAAACGACCTGTACTTCGTAAGCATTCTTAACATCATCAACATTCTCTGCTGCTCCAAACAGCTTTGGTGTTTGATAAACTGAACCCTGTGCAGATCCATTTAGTGCATACCCCAAATCTGTTTGCCATACCTGTTGTCCGTCTGGGTTGGTTGTGTATACTTCGTAAACACCAGCTGCTTTGTTTCTTGTCCAATACTTAAAAGGTCTATTAATAAGCACATCCCATGAGTTAATTAGTATGTCATACCTTAAAACAACATCTGTATAAGCAGTCCCATTAAATGTAACATCTCCAATATATAAGCAATACCTACCCCTTGAGTCTAACCCACCCGTAACATTATCTGCTGTTGTAACTACACTTAACCAGTCTTGAATTGGTCTACTAATAAGTGTTGCTTCTGTACCACCTGCATAAATATATACCCCACCTCGGTTGTACCAAAGTAGCCTACTTTCACTTACCTGTATTGTTTCTTTGTGAGTTGTTCCACCATTAGTATTTAAAACCCTTAGTGCATATTCATCCCATGCTGCTACCTTGTCTTGTGTGAATACAAACAAAGACCCACTATACTCTTTGAGACCTATTATAGCCTCTCCCATGTCATCAAAATAATTATTCTCTGGAAAACTATCCTTACTGACCTCACTAAATATTACTCTTGATGGGTATGTTTTTGTGCTTGTTTTAACATTTCCTAGGTATAATCTCCCCTTATAAACCTCTAAATGCTTGGCATAAACATTGGCTATACTTGATATACTAGCCCCTGTTGTGTACTTAATAGTACCCTCTAAACCCTGTGTTACATACATTCTTTCTACAAAGGTTTCTGCTGCTGTTCCTACACCCGTTCCTGTGTTGATAAAAGACACCCCAAACTCAACTGGGCTAGAGCCTGTTCCAAAACCACTCCCTATTGAAGCAAAACTTGAACCATTGTACTTATAAAGATTAGCCCCGTATACTTGATATAACTCATCAGTGCCACTTTCCTTGTTCCATGCAAACACACCCCTATTACTACCACTACCTACACCAGTTCCTATCTGTGCAAAGCCCAAAGACTTGCCAAGTATTCCTGGTTTACTAATGTCTACATTGTAAAGAAAGGGAGACTCATTTACCTTGAGTAGTAAAGGAGAGGTGAATGTCTGATACCCACCACTAAAGTCAATGTACTTCTGGATAACTCGTTTACTTCTTGCCATGTTTGTAATGTTAAACTAAAACCCTCGTGTATATATAATTATACCATTACAAGCGACCAACCCTTAGTGTTAGGCACTGTTGCCGACAGGTACACTTGATACAACTCTCTTATCCAGTCCTCAAGCTCCCACATCATGTTATCCATTAAGTATCTTTCTGCGTGTTTCCTAATCTTTTTAGGGTCTAGTGTGTCTACTAACTTAGCACATTGAACAAAATCATTAAGTGTATGGCACCTAAAACCTGTTACACCTTGTACTACTGTGTCTAAGAACGCACCAAAGTCCGTTGTGAGTACAGGAGTACCACAAAGTTGGCTCTCTACATTAGTACCTCCAAAAGGCTCTAAATACCATGTTGGAATAAAACAAGCCTTAGCATTAGCCATTAGCTCTGTTCTTTTATCTGGGTCAACATACCCTACATACTCAATACCCTCGTAACTCATATCAATTTTCTCGTTATCGTCCTGTTGTCCTGCAATTATTATCTTTTTACCTAAAGCCTTGGCTGTTTCAATGGCTGTTTGTACCCCTTTTCTATGAATCAAACGCCCTATATAAAAGAAGTAATCCTGTTTTTTACTCTTAAAGGTAAAATCTTTTCCATCAAAGTAATTAGGAAATACTCGGTCATAATAAGCCCCATTGGGTGTTTCTCCTGTTTGAGCGTTCTCTCGCCCATATGTAAAGTTCATTATATAGCTACTCTCAAAGCCCCTGTAAACTGTTTTACCACTACTAAGTTGTGGTACACTTCCCCTATATCCAATTCCAGGCTCCATAGTTAAGAATAAATTCACTGCGTCTGCTATGGGTTTGTTAAAATACCCCTGCATTATCATTAAAAAGTCGTCAGGTTGCTTGCGTTTGTTTATCTCACTTATGCTATTGGCAACAAACTTCTTAGTACACTCAGTGGGTGCTTTGTTAATATCGTGTCTAAACATACCTTCCCTCCAGTTATACCCTATATCAAACCTGTTATCCCCGTCTCCCCAAGCGTCTTTAATGTCTTGCAAAGAGTGCGTTACAATATACTCTGTGCAAGGCACATCACCACCCTCTGCCCCGTATACATAAACCTCATGTCCTAAATCTAGTAGCATTTTAGCCATCTTTACAGCCTTACAAGTAAAAGCACAGCCAGCATACCTACCACTCACAGGTAGGTGTGATAGCCCAACGATATGAACACGAAAATGGTCCTTTTGTCTTGACACCATAGTTTTATCTAGAAAACTAACGCCTGGAGTTCTTATGTCCATGATTTATGATTACATATTTTAGATAGTTGCCCACGGTGTATACCGTATCTTTTAGCAAGTTCTATTTGAGAGTATTTACCCGTCTTGTAAAGCTCCCTCATCTCTTCTACTTGGGTAGCAGTAATCTTGTGTTTCCAGTGGTTTTCTTTACTCCTTTTTTTACCAAGTATCATTATTGCGTGCCAAGTATTCTCTTTTGGTGTAATCCATTCTAAGTTTTCTGGGCTATTGTCGGTTCTAATTCCGTTTTTATGATTAACCTGTAAACCTTTTTTTTCTCCAGTAACAAATGCGCTTGCTATAAGTTGGTGAATCTTTTTGTATTTTTTTAGATTATTCTTATGCAAACATACAAATAAGTACCCATACCCGTCCTGTGCTGCTTTTAGAATAATCTCGTTTTGTTTTCTATGAAACCCTAAAATCCCAGAGGGTACCATCCTCTCTAAACTCTTAACTCTACCCATATTAGAAATCTCATAGTAACCCTCAAATCCCTTAATTGGCTTCCATATCTCTTTATTTTCCATAGCTATCTCCTATAAATATTCCATAAAAGGCGGTTCCGAAAAGCCCTTGAGATGATAAATTAACTACTTGTCCACTACCACCCAACCACTTCTCAAGTTGCTCCTTAGTAAAAGAATGAGGGTGTCCATCGTTAGTGCCTGTGTTGATCCATTCAAATATCCTTACCTCTTTGGAAATTGCTAGTGCGTTTTTAATAATTCTTTTGGGATTTTCGGTGTGTTGGAGGCAATTATATAAAAGTACAATGTCATATCTAGCGTTTGTTGGTATGTCTTCCCCTTTAATTTTAAGGTACTTAATACCACTTGCTTTGTATCTCTCGCCCACCCATGCAGGATAATCACAAGGGTCTACAACTGTTCCCTTAATATTTTCACATTTAAGAAGTATTGAACTTGGTCCTCCTCCTATATCAAGCACACTCTCCCCATTCATTGGTATTCTGTACTGTGTATACGCATTCGGAATTATTTTGAGTCCTAAATACGGTGCAAGACCCATTTGTTTAACATCCTCCCAAACAGTGTTAGCACAGGTATTCCACCACTCTTTCTCCCATTGTTGTGCTTGTTGCCATTTTATCCTCGTGTTCATAGTCTATTATACCACTACAATCTTATTTTAATAACTGCCACATCATAAAGGTAGTCACCTGATATTTAAACAACCAGATTAAAACCAGAACTGTTGAAACTCCAAGTAAATACCATACTACCGACTTAATGTTCTGTTTCATATTTTCCTTGTTATGAATTAATTTATTATCTACATATTATACGTCTATTATAAACATATTACGCATTTGATATTATCATTTGAACTACGTTTGTTGCTGTACCAGCCGATATCGTAAAACTCCTTGTGGGTGTACTCCACGCCCCCCAAGTATTAGAACCTAATGGGTCGGTTGCTCTTACCCTCCAGTAATATGTATTTGCACTTAAAGCACTTGCTACTGGTATTGTGTAGGTTATCTCGTTACCACTAGGAAAAGGATTAGGAGAACCTGTACCAGTCCAGTTGGCATCATCATCAGTGGAGGAGAGTGTATCAAGAAGGGGAATACCACCACCATAGACATAGAAAACGGTATCAAAAGTTGCAGAAGCAAGCCAAGTTGAACCACTATAATAGAAACGATTACCAGAATGAGTGGTTGAAGTAGTATCAGACCATACATAGGCAGTTCCACTTAAACTTGTTGCTGTTAAAACAATACAATAATTAGTTCCATCATTTAACGTATAAGTTCCATCAAAACCGAAATCACACGATGTCAATGTTGGATAGGTGGATAGTCCTGCTATATCTATGGTATTAATTGATGTAGCAATGGGTGAGCCAGTTGGTATAGACGATGTCCCAAACACACCAGAATGAGCATATAGATGGGCTGTAAAAGTACCAGTAGTACCAGCACTTTTAGATAAAGGGAAATTAACACTACCTAATTTATCACCATTACCAGTAATAGATTGCCCATTACTGGTACTACCACCAGTAGTAAACGCAAAAGTATTACTAGCATTCTCTATTCCATAGCTATCAACAATAGGAGTGGTGTTATCAAAAGTATTAGCAGTATCCACCTGTACCTCATATTCCACTTCATCACCACCTGCATCAGTTCCAGTAAATTGAAAAGCTGGGGTTGTGTCTGTAATGGTAGCTGTGTCTACAACATTTGTACCCAGAGTAACTGTAGGAGCTGCATTAGCAGTTAATTGAACGGTAGAGCCGTATGCAGTACCCACCTGGTTTATGATATAAGCCCTGACTCTGTAATTAGTAAGTGGGGTCAGCCCTGTTATACTTTTTGTGTAAGCACCTGTTGTAAACCCAGCATTGTCATCGTAAGCAGTAGAGTTTGCTGTTGTTGGGTCGCCTGAATCTCCAGACATATAACAGAACCCTCTACGGGTAACTGTTCCATAACCTAAACTTGTGATATTTCCATTACCAGTAGCAGTTGTTCCTGTTACAGCGGACACTGCTTGGGTGGTAACCGTTGGTAGCTCGGCAACTGGAGAAGGGGCTATTTGAAAACCAATAACACCAACAGGGTCGTTAGCAGTTGATATTGTACCCCCTGTAACAGTACCAGGGTTTGCAGTTGGAGTACAAGTGTTAAGTCCAAGTTGTGAGTCAGGAGTTGTAGCAGCTTGAGCGTATTCAGCAACTGCTTCGGTCCAGTCCCCACCAGTTTCACCAGTAGCACTAACTAAAGCATTATCATCAGCCTGAAAAATACACGCTACTGCTAAAGCGTCAACAACTGTAGTTGTAACAGTAGGAAATGTCGGGTCGGTTGCATTGTACTCATGAACAAAACTAGCAGTAGGAACGCACTGTGCTATAGTTCCAGAAGTTCTACCAGAGAAACTATAAATCCTTCCAGTACGCATTGTGGTTACTGCTGGTGTACCAAAAGAAATGGCTGCACCATCTTCATTACCAACTGCTATCTTACCAAATATCCAGTGCTTATACAGATCAGCACCCATTACATACCCATCTGCTGTTAAGAGAGTCCAATCTGCTGGTGTTGAAGGTGTTGTAGCAACTCCCTCATAAGCAACGTGGGCAATAAGTACGTCTCCTGCGTCTACTGTTGCTGGACACGTTGGATTTAAATTACCACTACTGGCTTCTGTCGTGACTCCATCTCCTGCTCCCTTATATGCAACTGCCATTATTCATTCAGTATTATATTAAACCAACACTACACGGTACAACTTAGACTTATTACTACCTGCCCAGGGGTACCATTCACACCTGATATATCAATCCACAACCAATTATCAGCTGCTAAAGCACTATCTGCAAAGGATGTTGTAGTTTCACCTGTTACATCTGCTACCTGATCTGAGGCTAATAAGTTACTTCCCGCACTTCCTATCGTACTTCTCTCTTCTATGTTAAATGTTACCGAGGTTGCACCCGTTGTATAACTGTCTATCCTTGTTGCCGTATGGGCTTCTTTAAGCCTTGGTCCAACTATACCACCAATTGCAGGAGAGGTAATAGCCCACGTGTAAACGCGAATATTACTTCCAGCGCCAGTAGTTCCGGTTGCCCCAGTTGTTCCCGTGTTTCCAACAGTACCTGTGTCTCCCTTAGAACCAGTGTTACCAGTTGTTCCGGTATCACCCTTAGGACCAGCGACAGTAGAGTCTGTTCCAGTATCACCCTGTATTCCGGTGTCTCCTTGGTCTCCTATACTCCCACTGGAACCCGTGTCACCCTGAATACCAGTATTACCCGTTACCCCCGTTGCTCCAACCCCAGTGTCACCCTGTATCCCAGTACTACCTGTAACACCCGTAGAACCCACCCCTGTATCCCCTTTTGTTCCAGTATCCCCAGTAATACCAGTGTCTCCACCTACCCCTGTATTACCTTGTATTCCAGTGTCACCTTGACCACCACTTAAACCAGCGTCACCAGTATCCCCAGTTATACCTGTTGCACCTACCACTCCAGTGTCTCCCTTTGGTCCAGCAACGGTTGAATCAGCACCAGTATCTCCTTGCACACCCGAGCCACCAACGACTCCCGTGTTTCC